GTGGAATCGTTACACTGCCTGAATAAATGCAACCTACATTAGCGGATTTCTTTTCACGGTCTTGGGTAGTACAATCTAAAAGTTCTAAATCTATAAACATGGATATATCTAATAGATGTACTCTTGCGTGCCCGTCATGTCAAAGAGAACATCACTTAAAGGTATATGGTAAAGTATTAGGCGAATGTTTAAGTATAGCAGATTTTGAGAAGTATTTAAAACACTTTAATAGATTTACATTTAGTGGACAGGTATCTGATCCAGTTATGCATCCACATTTTAAAGAAATACTACATAAAGTTATTGAGTACAAAGCTCATGCAACGGTTCATAATGCTGCTACACATAGACCAATGAAATGGTATAAAGAAATATTTGAACAATGTTCTCATAAAAATATAATTTGGTATTTTGCATGTGACGGATTACCAAAGGATTCATCAAAATATAGACGGCGACAAGATGGTGAAAAGATGTTTGAAATAATGAAACTAGCTAGACAATACATGCAAAATGTTGTATGGAAATATATTGTATTTAAGTATAATCAAAACGATATTGAGACATGTAAGAGTATGGCATTAGATTTAGGAATATCATTTAATTTAGTTTATTCTAATAGATGGCCATGGTTACCAAAAGAACTAAAGCCGGAATTGCAATTTCAAGCAGATATTCCAATGTGGAATAAAACATGGCATCCAGATGTTTAAACCTGTATGCTTAGAAAATACAGAACAGTCTGGTACGACAATAATAGACAATAAAGTTATAGCTAAAAGCCGTAGAGAAGGGTTTGCACATTGTGCAAGAGGGTTTTTAATTCCATGTTGCTTATTAGATGGCGCACATAATAACACTGATCCGATGTATACAGCTTTATTTAAAGAGCATCTAAAATTAAGCAATAATGAATCTATAGAAGATATATTATTATCTGATGAATGGATAGCATTTGGAAAAGCTGTTATCAAAGGTGTGTATGAAGGAATAGACCATGCACCTTTGAGTTGTCAAAAAACTTGTGGAAATACTAAATAAAAGGTGTACAATCATTTTAAACTGTGGTATAATAATGCCAAAGGAGCGATAAATGATTATTATAGATTATAATGGTATTGCAATTGCCAACATTATGGTTCAAAGACTTGCGATTGATGAGAACATAATTCGACATATGATACTAAATTCAATTCGTATGTACAGAGCCAGGTTTAATAAAGACTATGGTGAGGTTGTAATATGTTCAGATGCAGGTGGCAACTGGCGTAAGAAAGTATTTCCACAATATAAAGCAGCACGTAAGAAAACAAGAGACAAATCATCTATGGATTGGGATGAGGTGTTTCGTATTACTTCTATGGTGCGTGAAGAGATACGTGAAAACTTTCCATACAAAGTTATGCATATCGAAGGCTGTGAAGCAGATGATTGTATTGCACAGCTTGTAGAAGAAACACAAGAGTTTGGTAAAGCAGAAGATGTTATGATTGTATCAAGCGATAAAGACTTTGCACAGCTTCAACGCTATTCAAACGTCAAACAGTTCTCACCTATGGGCAAGAAATTCATTGTAGAAAAGAATCCACGTACTACGTTACAGGAACACATTCTACAAGGTGACACATCAGATGGTGTGCCAAATGTACTATCACCAGATAATACATTTACGGATGGTCTACGACAGACGCCGCTTCGTAAAAAGCTGCGTGAATTATTAGTCGAAGATCCTAAGTCTCAAGGAGACGAAATATATCGCAACTACTTACGTAACAAAAAGATGATAGATCTACGCGAATGCCCAGATACTGTAAAAACTGGTATTATAAATACGTTTGAAGGCCAAGATCCATGGAGCAATAAAAGTAAAGTGTTTCCATATCTAGTCTCTAAACAATGCAGATTATTGCTTGAAAATGTACAGGAATTTATTTAATGAAACTACCCCCTAATCCCCTAGTATATGAAATACTAGAAGCGGCTGGCAAAGCCAAAACAAAAGAAGAAAGAATTAGCATACTACGCAAACATGAATCATGGGCATTAAAAGATGTACTCAGAGCATCATATGATTCAACTGTGATTTTTACAATTCCAAATGGATCTCCTCCATACGAACCTAATTTGCCTGAGAGTACTCCGTCTAATTTACTTAGAAAAAATACCGATTTTAGATATATTGTAAAAGGTGGTACTGGTGATACTTTACCAGCCTTTAAACGAGAAAAGATCTATATCGGACTACTAGAGTCAATTCACCCCAAAGATGCAGAGGTTGTAATTAATATGGTAAACAGAAAAAAACCAGCAAAAGGTATTACTGAAAAAGTAGTCAAAGAAGCATTTCCGAATTTAATAAAATGAAATCAAAACGTATTGCAAAATCAAAAGCAGCTCGTACACGAAGAAGTAAACTCAAAGAAATCGTTTATGAAAAAACTCAGCGCTTATATGCTAAACTTCGTAAAATAAGAAAGTCTAAATAAAAGGTGTACATTCATTTTTAATCATGATACAATAATACTATGAATATTTTTATACTAGACCAGAACCCAATCAAAGCTGCGCAGCTGCAATGCGATAAGCATGTAGTCAAAATGATTGTAGAATCAGCACAAATGCTGTCAACTGTACATCGTATGGTTGATGGCAAAATGGAACGCAGACCATCAAAATCAGGTAGTATGTTACAATACTATAAGCATCCAAATGCTCATCTCGAACGTACGCTATATAAGGCATGTCATTTCAATCATCCATCTACAGTATGGACACGTGAATCGATACAAAACTATATATGGCATTACGATCATTTCTATGCATTATGTCACGAATATACTTATCGCTATGGTAAGATTCATTCGACACAAGCAAAGCTAGAAGAAGTCTTATCAATTCCTCCTACAAATATTCCTCATATAGGTTTGACGCCATTTAAACTTGCAATGGCTTCATTTCCTCAATGTATCGTCGAAGATCCTGTACAATCATACAGAAACTTCTATCAAACAAAACAAGAGAGATTTAAAATGGTATGGACCGATCGCCCAGTGCCGGAGTGGTTTAATGCTGTACGTAGTGCATGATAGACCAATAGAAGTATCAGAAAGTCTATGGACCAGAGCATGTGATCATGGATTTAATATGGTTACATTGCCTGAGGATGCTTGGGTTGAAGTAACTTTTATTGATGAAAAAGGTGAAGGTGGCGGTACCGTAGATTTATTTGAAACGAATCATATTTTAATTGAAATCAATAAGCATCAAAGCATAAACAATATGCTATTAACACTCTTTCATGAGATAAAACACGTTGAACAAATAGCTAATGGCGATCTAAAAGAGAATATATATAAAGGTGTAGATACTAAAACATATGAATATGAAGCAAGGCCCCATGAACAAGACGCATGGGAATTTGAAAAGATAGCAATGATAACATTCTTAGAAACAGTCGGAGAAATGGGTAATGCCTAGCTATACACTAAGAAATATTAAAACTAAAAAAGAATTAGATGTATTTTGTTCTTGGACTGAATTGCAAGATATTTTAAAAGAAGATAATAATCTAATTCAGAAATTAGCAGTTCCTAAGATTATCTCAGGAGTTGGCAGTGTGTTAAGTAAAACAGATGATGGTTGGAAAGATAATTTGAAAAGAATTAAATCCGGTTCTGGTAAACACAATACTATAAACGTATAGGAATATTTGGTAATGTTTGTTCATGAAAAGATAGAGATTGGTTATGACGATCTTGAAGTAGAGACTGGCAAGAACGGTAGAAAATATGTAACTCCTACCGGAGAATCATATCCCAGTATCACAACAGTCCTTGGTGTGCTAAGCCGAGATAGTATTGCTGCCTGGCGTGCCCGTGTGGGCGAGGAAGAAGCTAATAAGATATCTCATAAAGCAACAACTCGTGGTACAGCCGTACACGATCTTGTTGAAAAGTATCTTGATAATGAAGAACTACCAGAAGTTATGCCACATGTAATGGCAAGCCTCACGAATCTTAAACCAAGCTTAAGTCGTATCGGTAAGATATTTGCACAAGAAGCACCGTTGTATAGTAAGCATCTTGGTGTAGCTGGTCGAGTAGATTGCGTTGGTGAGTTTGATGGAGTACCTAGTATTATTGATTTTAAGACTAGTAAAAAAGTTAAGAAAAAAGAATGGATCTATAGTTATTTTATGCAAGAAGCAGCATATGCCATCATGTGGGAAGAACGCACAGGTATGCCAATAACTAATCTAGTAACTATAATGGATGTAGATAACGAACAGCCTGTAGTTTACGTAGAACATAGAGATAATTGGACACTTAGACTGCAACAAACAATTGAATTATATCACGCAAAACAACGGCAACGTCCTTTATAGACTGTATCATAAATATCACATTTTTATATTTTATTTAATATTGTGCATTTTTATATGTACATATCATAAGTACTATGTTATGATGTACCTATAATCAAAGAAGGAATATATTATGCGAAATCGAACTAAATTAATAGCACATAGTTACACTTATAATGTAGTTGCTGAAAA